TCAAACCTCCATGATACCGCCTGAAATATGGCGGAGACGACATTGAGCCTGGCAAGCGGCACTTTTTGTGCTGCTTGCCAGGCTCTTTTTTCGTTTCCGGCGGCATAAGCGGTGCCGCCTGCCGGGCTCCGAAAGGAGAACGGCAAAATGAAAATCAAGTATGAATTTGCAACAGGCGATGTAACTGAAATCGAAGTGGAGGATTCCATCGGGGAAATCATCCTGGAATCCAGGAGGCTTGAATCCAATGGCGACCGCAAGGAGCGGTACCATTGCTATTCTCTTGACGCCCTGCAGTACGGCGACAAGGACAAGTTTGCCCCGTCCACAGATGAAACGCCGGACATTGCGGAGGAGCGTAGGGAGGCAGATAAGCACCTGTGGGATGCGTTTGGAAAACTGTCGGAGGTACAGCAGAGGCGGATGCTGATGCTTGCCGCCGGGATGTCCATGCACCAGATTGCGGAAAAAGAAGGCGTAAATTACAGGGCGGTATATGATTCCATCGCTGCGGCCAGGAAAAAGTTCTTGAAAAATTTTTGAAAAACACCTCATCAAACCGCCTCTGAAATCTCCGTAGATATGGAAGGCGAAAAAATCGCCTCCCGGAAAAGAGGTGAGAACAATGGCATTGAAACACAGAGTCAGCATCAACATCACCGGTGCAGGCGGGCAGGGCAAGAACATCATAGCCGGTGCGGAGCGCAGGCTTCCATCCAGGCTTTTGAGGTTCCTTTTCGGGGGCTTTACGCAGGTCTACCTCCTCTCCCCTGGCCAGTCGGTGGAATCCGTGGAAATCCATGAAGTAGAGGAAGGAGGCACAGGGCATGGGGAAAATGGGCGAGCTGGCAGCACAGTTGTCTGAACTAAAACGCTGCGGTGAAATCCTTATCTGCATTTCGGACACGCTGACGGAACTGTTCAGCGGTGAGCCGGAGAATGGGAAAGAAACTGCGGGCGGGGCGCCTGCAAAGAAAGAAGCTGTGAAAAAGGCTGCGGCAAAGGCAGAACCGGAGGTGAAAGCACCGACGATGGAGGAAGTCCGTGCGGTGCTGGCGGAGAAGTCCCGCGCCGGACACACGGCAAAGGTCAAGGAACTGCTTGAAAAGCACGGCGCACCAAAGCTGTCCGGCATCGACCCGGCAGAGTACCCGGCGCTCCTTGCGGAAGTGGAGGTGCTGTGATGGCTGGACAGAAGGTGAATTGCGCCGAAGGCGCAAGAGAGGCTGGCCTGGGCCATGCGTTATTGTCGGCATCCTCAAGCCACCGCTGGCTGAACTGCCCGCCGTCCGCAAGGCTGTGCGAGAATTATGAGGACAGGGGCAGTGAGTATGCCCAGGAAGGTTCGGACGCACACAGCCTGTGCGAACACAAATTAAAATCGGCGCTTGGGATGGAATCCGCGGACCCAACCGAGGGGCTTTCTTTCTACAACGAGGAAATGGAGCAGTGTGCCTGCGACTATGCTGCCTATGTGATGGAGCTGGTGGCGCAGGCAAAGGAAATCTGCAAAGACCCGGTCGTGCTGATCGAGCAGCGGCTGGACTTCTCCCGTTTTGTGCCGGATGGCTTCGGCACCGGGGACTGCGTGATCATTGCGGACGGGACGCTGTACATCGTGGACTATAAGCACGGCAAGGGCGTGGAGGTTTCCGTTGTGGACAATCCGCAAATGATGCTGTATGCCTTGGGCGCATTGGAGCTCTTTGACGGCATCTATGACATCGACACCGTGCAGATGGCGATTTTCCAGCCGCGAAGGAACAATGTCAGCGTGTGTGTCATGGCGAAGGATGATCTTTTCGCATGGGCAAATGGCGAGCTGGCAGAGAAAGCGAAGCTGGCCTATGACGGCGAAGGCGAGTTTGCCTGCGGCGACTGGTGCCGTTTCTGCAAGGCGAAAGCCGCCTGCAGGAAACGCGCTGAGTACAACCTGGAAATGGCGAAATATGATTTTGCCATGCCCGCCACGCTGGAGAATGCGGAAATCGCCGCCATCCTTGCCAGGGCGGATGAACTGTCTGCCTGGGCTGCGGATGTGAAGGAATTTGCATTGCAGCAGGCGCTAAGCGGCGTGAAGTACGATGGTTACAAGGTTGTGGAAGGCCGTTCCAACCGCAGGTATACCGATGAGGCCGCCGTAGCGGAGGCGGTCAAAAAGGCGGGATTCAATCCCTACGAGGAGAAGCTGCTGGGTATTACCGCCATGACGGCGGCGCTTGGCAAGAAGAAGTTTGCGGACATTATCGAGAAGGCGGGCCTGACCGAAAAGCCCCAGGGCAAGCCGGCACTCGTGCCGGAATCGGACAAACGTCCGCCGATGAACACCGCACAGGAAGATTTCAAGGAAAATTAAAGGAGGCAATCTTATGGCAAACAATGTAAACAACCCGACAAAAGTGATTACCGGGTCGGAAACCAGGTGGAGCTACTGCAACGCATGGGAGCCGAAGGCGATCAACGGCGGTGAGCCGAAGTATTCCGTTTCGCTCATCATCCCCAAGTCGGATAAAAGGACAATCGCAAAGATCAAGGCGGCAATCGAGGCGGCGTACCGCGAGGGCGAGGCGAAGCTGAAGGGCAACGGCAAGAGCGTCCCTGCCCTCTCCGTTCTGAAGACGCCGCTGCGTGACGGCGACACGGAGCGCCCGGACGATGAGGCATACGCAAACGCTTATTTCGTCAACGCCAACAGTACCACGGCACCGGGAATCGTGGATGCGGACAGACAGCCGATTTTGGAGCGCTCTGAGGTCTATAGCGGCGTGTATGGAAGGGCGAGCATCAATTTTTATGCGTTCAACAGCAATGGCAACAAAGGAATCGCTTGTGGGCTGAACAACCTGCAGAAAATCCGAGACGGAGAGCCTTTGGGCGGCAAGTCCCGTGCGGAGGATGATTTTGCGGATGAGGATGATGAGGATTTCCTTTCCTGATCTGAATAAGCAGTGACCGCAGAGGGTGGTGGGGATGCATTCCATTGTGTGCGTTTCCCTACCGCCCAAAGGTCAGTGAAAGGATGGTAAAGGAATGAAAACCTTATCGATTGATATTGAGTCGTTTTCCGATGTGGATTTATCCAAATGCGGAGTTTACAAATATGCCTCCTCCCCTGCTTTTGAAGTCCTGCTGTTCGGCTATTCGGTTGATGGTAGCGAAGTAAAGGTAGTGGACTTGGCCTGTGGGGAGAAAATCCCTGCGGATATCCTGGCGGCGCTCTCTGATGAGACCGTCACGAAATGGGCGTTCAACGCCATGTTCGAGCGGGTGTGCCTGTCGCATTATCTTGGGGAATGGCTGGAGCCGGAAGGATGGCACTGTACGATGGTATGGTCTGCCACGCTGGGACTTCCGCTTTCATTGGAGAATGCGGGTGCGGTGCTGGGGCTGGAAAAACAGAAGCTGACGGAGGGCAAAGACCTGATACGGTATTTCTGTGTCCCGTGCAAGCCCACCAAAATAAACGGCGGCAGGATGCGAAACCTGCCAGAACACGATATGGAGAAATGGGTACGGTTCAAAGCCTATAACCTCCGGGACGTTGAGGCAGAGATGCAGATACAGCAAAGACTCTCTAAGTTTCCCGTATCAGATGAGGTGTGGGAGCAGTACCAGCAGGATCAGGAGATAAATGACCGAGGCATCGGTGTGGACATGGAGCTGGTGGAGCAGGCAATCCGGATGGATACCCTTTCCCACGAGAGGCTGTCGGGCGCTATGAGGGAGCTGACCGAGCTTGACAATCCCAACTCCGTGCAGCAGATGAAGCAGTGGCTTGCGGAAAACGGCATGGAGACGGACTCCCTGGATAAAAAGGCGGTGGCCGCGCTCCTAAAGACCGCGCCGGAGCCCTTGGCAGAGGTGCTGGAGCTTCGGCAGCAGCTCGCCAAGTCCTCTGTAAAGAAATATACGGCTATGAAAAACGCAGTCTGCAAAGATGGACGCACCCACGGTATGTTTCAATTTTACGGTGCCAATAGGACCGGGCGGTTCAGCGGCCGCCTTGTGCAGTTACAAAATCTTCCCCAGAACCATATGCCGGATTTGGCGCAGGCGCGTGAGCTTGTACGGGGTGGGGATTTTGATGCGCTGTCTACGCTCTACGATTCCGTGCCGGAGGTGCTGTCGGAACTGATCCGCACAGCCTTTGTGCCGCAGGACGGCAGGAAATTCATCGTGGCGGACTTTTCTGCTATTGAAGCGAGGGTGATTGCCTGGCTTGCCGGGGAACGGTGGCGCATGAAAGTATTTGAGGAAGGCGGCGATATTTACTGCGCTTCGGCAAGCCAGATGTTCCGTGTACCTGTCGTGAAGAACGGGGTGAACGGGCATCTCCGGCAGAAAGGCAAGATAGCGGAGCTGGCCCTGGGATACGGCGGTTCGGTAGGCGCCTTAAAATCTATGGGTGCGTTGGAGATGGGACTTTCCGATGAAGAACTGCAGCCGCTTGTGTCGGCATGGAGGGGCTCCAACCCCAATATCACCACGCTCTGGTGGGATGTTGACCGCGCCGTAAAGGAGTGCGTGAAAAAGAGAGTGCCCACAGAGACACACGGCATCCGTTTCAGCTTCCAGAGCGGCATGCTGTTTATCATGCTCCCGTCAAAGAGGCGGCTTGCATATGTGAAGCCGCGCATCGGGGAGAACGTGTTCGGCGGCGAGTCCGTGACCTATATGGGCGTAGGCGGCACGAAGAAATGGGAGCGGCTGGAGAGCTACGGTCCCAAGTTCGTGGAGAACATCGTCCAGGCGATTGCGCGCGATATTTTATGCTATGCCATGCAGACGCTGCGGTGCTGTTCCATTGTGGCCCATGTGCATGATGAGATTATTATCGAGGCTGACCGGAGGATGTCCCTGGAGGCGGTGTGTGAACAGATGGGCAGGACGCCGCCTTGGGCGAAAGGGCTGCTGCTCCGGGCAGACGGCTACGAATGTGAGTTCTATAAGAAGGATTAGGAGGTGCTGGCTTTGGAAATCAGCAGGTTTAACAGTGAGGGATACCACGACCCTACCACTTATGAGGCGTTATCGAAAATAAGGAAAGAAGAGCTGGCGGAAAAACGGGCATACCGGCCGCTTGTGTATATATGCTCCCCGCTTGCCGGGGATATGGACGGCAACATGAAGAAGGCAAGGCGTTACTGCAAATTCGCGGTGCGAAGCGGTGCTATCCCGCTCGCCCCGCACCTGCTGTTTCCGCAGTTTATGGATGACATGAACCCTGGCGAGCGGGCGCTTGCCATGTTCATGAACATGGTGCTTTTGGGAAAGTGCGACCAGTTGTGGGTGTTCGGGAAGAACATATCGGAGGGGATGGCGGCGGAGATTGGAAAAGCGGAGAAGCGGGGCATGCCGATCCGCTATTTCACCGAAGGCATGAAGGAGGTTGACAAATCGTGAGGATGACATTTTACACGGCAAACTGCCGGGGGAACGCAAAAAACAGCCTGTACCCAAACAAACGCATCATTGACAATGAAACAGACTGTATGGAGATGGCAGCCTTCGACCATGTGTGCGGAGAATTCAAAAACTTCCACAGGGGCGTGGACAATTTCCTCTCCTCGGACGTGGAGGTGATGGACTGCGACAACGGCCACAGCGATAAGCCGGAGGACTGGATACACCCGGAGGATCTGGCGGAAGAACTGGAAGATGTGAGCTATGTCATCATCCCCAGCCGCAATAACATGAAACCGAAGGACGGGAAAGCCGCAAGGCCGAGGTTCCATGTGTATTTCCCCCATGAGCCGATCACGGATGCGGAAACCTGTGCCACGCTGAAAAAGGCGATACGGGAGAAGTTCGCCTTTTTTGACGGGAAGGCGCTTGACGCTGCGCGGTTTATCTTCGGGCATCCTGCGGAGAAGATCATCTGGCATGAGGGCGAGGTCACCATTGACTGCATCCTAAAGCCGCAGAAAAGGGAGATACCGCAGGGGCAGCGCAACGCTACTATGTCCCATTTTGCCGGGCGCGTGGTCAAACGCTATGGCGCGACAGACAAGGCGCACGAAATATTTATGGAGGAGGCGGCAAAGTGCAGCCCTCCCCTGGATGACGGGGAGCTCGCCACGATCTGGCAGAGCGCCTGCCGGTTTGCCCAGAAGGTGCAGGCACAGGAGGGCTATGTATCCCCGGATGCCTATAACGATGAGTTTTGCAGGGAGTCTTTGAAGCCTGCGGATTACTCCGACATCGGGCAGGCAAAGGTGCTGTCACGGGAGTATGGCGTAGAGCTGAAATACACGGCGGCAACGGACTATATCCGTTTCGGCGGGCAGTATTGGATCGAATCACGGCAGCAGGCGGTAGGCGCTGCGGAGGAGTTTTTAGACCTCCAGCTTGAGGATGCAAAGGATGAGGTCACCCGTACCAGGGAGGCGCTGATGGAACAGGGTGTGTCTGAAGAGAACATTACGGCGGGCGGCAAGGCGTTGGAAAAGAAGATCGAAGCCGGACAGCGGGAGGCATACCTTGCCTACCTTTCTGCTTTAAGCTATAAAGCGTTCGTCATGAAACGGCGTGATATGAAGTATGTGGTCTCTGCCTTGCAGGCGGCAAAGCCGATGCTGGAAATCCATGTGAACGACCTGGACCGTGACGGCTTCCTGCTGAACACGCCAGGCGGCACTTATTATCTTGCGGACGGGCTGGAGGGCAAGCGTGACCACAGCCCGGAGGATTATATCACGAAAATAACAGCGGCGGCTCCCGGTGAAGAGGGCGAAGGCGTGTGGCTGGATGCGCTGGACACCATCTTCTGCCAGGACACGGCGCTGATGGACTATGTGCAGCAGATTGTGGGCATGGCGGCGGTGGGGCGCGTGTACATGGAGGCGCTGATCATCGCCTACGGCGAGGGCAGCAACGGCAAGTCTACCTTCTGGAACACCATTGCCCGCGTCCTTGGCACCTATAGCGGGAATATGTCCGCCGACGCCCTGACGATGGGCTGCAAACGGAACGTAAAGCCGGAGCTTGCCGAGGCGAAGGGCAAGCGTCTGCTGATCGCCTCCGAGCTGGAGGAGGGCGTGCGCCTGAACACGTCCATCATCAAACAGCTCTGCTCCACGGATGAGATTTTTGCGGAGAAAAAATACAAGGACCCGTTCTCTTTCACGCCGAGCCATACCCTCGTGCTGTACACCAACCACCTGCCGAAGGTGGGCGCGATGGATTCCGGCATCTGGAGACGGCTGATCGTAATCCCCTTCAATGCGAAGATTACCGGCGGGCGCGACAGAAAAAACTATGCGGACTATCTGGTGGAGAACGCTTCGCCCTATATCATGGCGTGGATTATCGAGGGCGCAAGAAAAGCGATCGGGAACAATTTCAGAATCCCCCTGCCAAAGTGCGTGGAGGACGCCATTGCGAAATACAGGCAGGACAACGACTGGCTTGGGCATTTCCTTTCCGACTGCTGTGAGCTTGGGGATTCCTTTGAAACGGGATCGGGGAAATTCTACTCGGAATACCGCGCCTACTGTGCGAGGGTGGGCGATTTTGTCCGCAGCACCACAGAATTTTATAACGCCGTGGAGCAGCGCGGGTTTAAGCGCGTGAAGAAGAAACACAGCATGTGGGTGCTTGGATTAAGGCTGCTGGAGAGTGACTTTGCGGAGTAAAAGGGAGAGGTCGGTGAGGTCTTAGTATAAAACCCCCTTTAGGGCAGTTTTTTACCTAAAAAATCTTCTATAGAGGAGTTTATGGGCTGACTGCTCCGACCTCTCCCCCAGCAGCCGGAAATGCAGTAAATTCAAGGGATTGGAGGCAATGGCAAATGAGAGAGAAAGCACTGGAGCAGAAATTCGTGGCGGCGGTCAGGGCCGCCGGGGGTATCGCACCAAAGTTCACATCGCCCGGATTTGATGGGGTGCCTGACCGTTTGGCACTTCTCCCCGGCGGGAGGATGGCGTTTGTCGAGGTGAAAGCCCCCGGCGAAAAACCGAGGCCGCTGCAGGAGGCAAGGCACAGGCTGCTTCGGAGGTTGGGCTTCAAAGTTTATGTGCTGGATGACAAAAGACAGATCGGAGGGATGCTTGATGAAATACAGTCCACATGAATACCAGCGGTTCGCGGCGGAATATATCAAGAGCCATCCCGTGGCGGCGGTCCTTCTGGATATGGGGCTTGGCAAAACAAGCATCACGCTGACCGCCTTAAATGACCTGCTGTTTGACAGCTTTGATATCCATCGGGTGCTTGTAATAGCTCCCCTGCGAGTGGCAAGGAACACATGGTCAGCGGAAATTGAAAAATGGGACCACCTGCGGATGCTGCAATACTCCATCGCGGTCGGTACGGAGGCGGAGCGGCTGGCAGCCCTCTGGAAAAAATCGGACATCTACATCATCAACCGGGAAAACGTGCAGTGGCTTATTTCTGAGAGCGGTATCCCCTTTGATTTCGACATGGTGGTGGTCGATGAGTTGTCCTCTTTCAAGAACCACCAGACAAAGCGGTTCCGTGCGTTGATGAAAGTCCGGCCGAAGGTAAAGCGCATCGTTGGGCTGACCGGAACGCCGAGCAGCAACGGCCTCATGGATTTATGGGCGGAGTTCCGTCTGCTGGACATGGGCGAGCGGCTTGGAAAGTTCATCGGGCAGTACCGGACGCAGTATTTCCTTCCCGATAAGAGGAACGGCCAGGTGGTGTTCTCCTACAAGCCGCTGCCGGGAGCGGAGGAAAAAATATACGGCAAAATTTCTGACGTCACGATTTCCATGAAAGCCACTGACCACCTCAAAATGCCGGAGCTGGTCAACTCCCGGTACACCGTGTATCTCTCCGAAGAGGAGATGGAGCGGTACGGGGAACTGAAAAAGGAGCTGGTACTCCAACTGCCGGATGGCGATATCACAGCCGCCAATGCGGCGTCCCTCTCCGGGAAGCTGTCGCAGATGGCGAACGGGGCGGTATATTCCGATGCAGAGGATGTCATCACAATCCATGACAGAAAGCTGGATGCCCTGGAGGACATCATCGAGGCGGCAAACGGAAAGCCCGTGCTTGTGGCATACTGGTTCCGGCACGACCTGGAACGGATTACCGAAAGGCTTCATAAGCTGAAAATTCCAGCTTTACGCCTGGATACGGACGGGAGCATCCAAAGGTGGAACGCTGGGGAAATCCCGGTGGCGCTGATCCACCCGGCATCCGCCGGACACGGCCTGAACCTGCAGGCTGGAGGCTCCACCCTTGTGTGGTTCGGCCTTACCTGGTCGCTGGAGCTGTACCAGCAGACGGTTGCGAGGCTGTGGCGGCAGGGGCAGGAATCAAAGACCGTGGTGGTGCAGCACATCATCACAAAGGGAACCATTGATGAACGCATCATGGCGGCGCTTTCCGAAAAGGACACCACGCAGGCCGCCCTGATCGATGCGGTGAAAGCCGACCTGCAAATCTGAGACAATCCATGAAAAACAGTGACAATCAATGCCAATCCGAGGGAAACAAAATTACAAGATCGGAGGTATCGGCTATGAGCATTATCTGGAAATACCTGGATAAGAGGTCGGCAACAGTAGATGCTATCAAGGACTATGGAAGCATGCAGTTCATCATCGACCACACGGACGATGAGATCAAGGCAGCATACGAGAAAATGGGCGGAGCCAGAAGCCCGCAGTTTGACGGGATGCCCCGCACACACAACCCCCATGCCGTAGAGGACAGGATGATAAAAGGCATTGAGGAGATTGACGTGCTGAAAGAGCGTTACCGTCAGGCGGTGGAGTACATGGAGTGGTTCCGTCCCGCCTGGGAGGAACTGACCGCGGACGAGCAATATGTGCTTGAAACCTTTTATGGCGAGGGCAATGAGTACGGCAGCAGCGTAATCTATAAGATTGCCGACCATTTCCATATCGAGCAGAGTTCTGCCTACAACAAAAAGAACCGGGCGCTGTATCATCTGACCGTCCTGCTGTTCGGAAAAGGATAATGAGTAATATCGTGTAAAATCTTTGCCTTAATCCGTGGTATACTGATAGTATCGAAAACTGCATAAAGAGCCACAGCCTCAAGGGAGCGATCCCCTGGGGCTTTCTTTATGCCCGGAACGGAGGTGAGCCAATGCCAAAAAAGCCAAAACGACCATGTTCCTTCCCCGGATGCCCTAACCTTACGGACGGGCGTTTCTGTGAGGAGCATGAGAAACAGGAAAACCGCCGCTACGAGAAGTACGACCGGGACCCGGCTGTACGCCGTAGGTACGGCAGAGCGTGGAAAAGAATCCGTGACCGCTATGCCTTAAAGCATCCATTTTGTGAGGAGTGCTACAAGAAAGGCGTAATGCGGCCGGTGGAAGAAGTACACCACAGATTGCCACTGTCAGAGGGCGGCACCCATGACGAGGAAAACCTCGTGTCTTTATGCCAGCCTTGCCATGCGAGGATTCATGCGGAGCGTGGTGACAGGTGGCATAACCAGTGACACCCCCAGGGGGCGGTCAAATCTCTACCGCCTGTCAGCCGTGGAACGGGCGTGGGGTCAAACGCGCAAAAAACGGAAATCAAACGGGGTATTAACCCCTTGAATAACATGGAAAATTATATGCTTTTATATGATGCGGCGTTTGATTAACGCCGCATTTTTCAAACAAATTCAAACGAACGGAGGTGATGGCGGTGGCAAAGGACGGCACAAACCGCGGCGGCGCAAGACCGGGCGCGGGCCGCAAGCCAAAGTCACTCATAGATAAAATCAACGAAGGCCAGTCAGCGGAGGTGCTGATGGAGCCCGCCGAGTTGGAGGGCGTGGACGTCCCTCCCGTAAAAGACTTTTTGAAGTCCCCGCAAAAAAGCGGACGGGAACTGGTGGCAGAGGAAGTTTACAAGGAAACTTATGTGTGGCTCAAAGCGAGGGGCTGCGACAAGCTGGTCACCACTCAAATGGTAGAGCAATATGCCATGAGCGTGTCGCGCTGGATTCAGTGTGAGGAGATCGTCTCCTCCACCGGTTTCCTTGCAAAGCATCCCACCACAGGGGCGGCAATCGCCTCTCCCTATGTCGCCATGAGCCAGTCATACATGAAACAGACAAATTATTGCTGGATGCAGATTTACCAGATTGTCAAGGAGAACTGCTCGGTGGAATACCAGGGCAACACGCCACAGGATGACGTGATGGAGCGGCTGCTCCGGGCGAGGAAAGGAATGTGACATGAAAAAGACGGAGTTGACAGCGTTCTTGGACACGCTGAACGCCAATAGGAAAAATATTACAAGGCAGCAGTACCGCACCATCAAGGGGCAGGCATTTGCGGGCGACATCAAAGGCGCGGAGAAAGGACTTCATAAGCTGCTCGACAGGAGGTGCGGGTAATGGGAAAAACAACGACCGAGATGCAGCTTGTGCCGCTTTCAAAATTGGTGCCATATGTGAATAATGCCAGAACGCATTCTGCGGAGCAGGTGGCGAAGCTGCGCTCCTCCCTGCGTGAATTCGGCTTTATCAACCCGGTCATCATTGACCGGGATTTTGGCATCATCGCGGGGCATGGGCGGGTACTTGCTGCAAAAGAGGAAGGCATTCAGGAAGTGCCTTGTGTATTTGTGGATTATCTGACAGAGGCACAGAAGAAAGCATATATCCTTGCCGACAACCGCATGGCGATGGACGCAGGATGGGACGAGGAACTGCTCCGAATCGAGATTGAAAGTTTGCAGGGTGCGGATTTTGATGTGTCCATGACAGGCTTTACCGATGATGAGATTGCAGACCTTTTCGCCGGGGAGGATAACAAAGATATAAAAGATGATGATTTCGACCTTTCCACGGCTTTGGAGAAAGCGGCGTTCGTGGAGAGGGGCGACATCTGGACGGTGGGGCGGCACAGGCTGATGTGCGGCGACGCCACTTCTGCTGATGATGTGTCTGTTCTGATGGACGGGAAAAAGGCCAATCTCATCGTAACAGACCCGCCCTATGGCGTTTCTTTCAAGTCCTCGGACGGCCTGACTATCCAGAACGACAGCATGAAGGATGAAGAGTTTTACACTTTTCTGTACAATTCTTTCCAAAACATGGCATCACACCTGGAAAGCGGCGGCTCCGCTTATGTATTCCATGCGGACACGGAGGGGTTGAATTTCCGCAAGGCATTTGTGGAAGCCGGATTCCATCTGGCCGGTGTGTGTATCTGGGTGAAGAACTCCCTGGTTCTTGGACGCTCGGATTACCAATGGCAGCATGAGCCGGTATTGTACGGCTTTCTGAAAAACGGGAAGCACCGTTGGTATTCCGACCGCAAGCAGACCACCATCTGGAACTATGACAAGCCAAAGCGGAACAAAAACCACCCGACCTCCAAGCCACTGGACTTGCTCGGCTATCCGATCTGCAACTCATCCCAGGAGAACGCTATCGTACTGGATACCTTTGGCGGCAGCGGTTCCACAATGATGGCCTGTGAGCAGACGAACCGCATCTGCTTCATGATGGAGCTTGACGAAAAATACGCCTCGGTGATTCTGCGCCGTTATGTTGAGGACACAGGCGACAGTGAAAATGTGTATGTGGTGCGTGGCGGTGAGAGAATCCCATATTCCGCTCTGGTGAAGGAGGTGGCTGCAGATGGATAACCTTACGCTTGGCAGTCTGTTTGACGGTTCAGCAGGCTTCCCGCTCGGCGGGCTGCTTTGCGGCATCATGCCAAAATGGGCATCAGAAATTGAACCCTTCCCCATCCGGGTGACCTCGAAGCGGCTCCCGCAGATGGAACATCTGGGCGACATTTCTACAGTAAACGGTGCGGAAGTGGAGCCGGTGGACATCATCACATTCGGCTCACCCTGTACCGATATGTCGGTGGCCGGCAAGCGCGCGGGATTGGATGGAAGCCAGTCCTGCCTTTTTTATGAGGCGGTCAGAATCGTAAAGGAAATGAGGTGTGCAACCAATGGAAAATATCCAAGATACATCGTATGGGAGAATGTCCCCGGCGCCTTTTCCTCAAACAAAGGCGAAGACTTCAAGGCAGTCCTCGAAGCGGTCTGCTCCGTCAAAATCGAGGACGTTTCTGTTCCTGGACCTCCAGGCGGGAAATGGGCAAATGCCGGAGAGATCGTGGCAGACGGATTCTCCCTTGCGTGGCGTGTGTTCGACGCGCAATACTGGGGAGTCCCCCAGCGGAGAAAACGAATCTACCTTGTCGCAGATTTTGCAGGCGGGAGTGCCGGAAAAGTATTATTTGAGTCCGAAGGCGTGCCTGGGTATTCTCCGCAGGGCTTCCGTGCGTGGCAAGGAGCTGCCGGAGGTGCTGCGGATTGCATTGGAGCGGCAGGCGGCATCTGCCTGAACGACCAGGGCGGGAGCCGGATGGACGTGACGGAGGAAGTAACCTGCACCCTACGTGCAGAGGCACACCATCCTCCATGCGTATTGGAGTCTGCGGGCTTCTGTACGGAACATTCTGCACAGAGCCGTGGCATCGGGTTTGAAGAAGAACTTTCCCCCACGCTCCGCGCAGGGACGGTCCCAGCGGCGGTAGCTTTGGAAAATCACCCAGCGGATAGCCGAGTGAAGATTTTGGAGGACGGCAGCGTACAGACACTGACCTCGCGCATGGGGACGGGTGGCGGCAATGTGCCTCTGGTGATGGATTCCACGCCAAAGACACTGAAAATCCGCTCCGGCTGTGAGGGCGGTGGCAAAGGCGCATTGATACAGGATGATAAATCCGCTACGCTTTCCTGTAACAATGACCAGACTGTGTTCGTTCCGTTCTGCAAAGGAACACGGCCGCATTCGCCGGAGGAGGCTCCCACTTGGAAGAATGGCAAAGTGGCAAACACGCTGAATGCATTTGATGTGGGCGAGACCCGGTGCAATGAGCTGGTAGTGCAGGCTTACGGTGTCTGTTCAAAGGACAGCAATGCTATGAAGTCGGAAAACCCGCACAGCGGATTTTATGAGGCGAAAACCTCCCGGACGCTGGACAGCGGAGGCGGCAATCCGACCTGTAATCAGGGTGGCATCGCTGTGGTGGAGAGCTATTCCATCCAGGGAAACATGATCGGCCGCAAGGACGAGAACGGACCGCAGGGAGACGGTATCAACAAGGATGTTTCTTTTACGCTGAATGCGACTGACCGCCATGCGGTCTATGCTATGACCACGGGCGCATACACGCAGATATGCGAAGAAAGGTCCCCTACGCTGATGGCAAGGGATTATAAGGACCCTACTGTGGTGAATGAGCCGCTGTATTCCGTCCGCAGGCTGACGCCGACCGAGTGCGCAAGGCTGCAGGGATTTCCCGACTGGTGGTGCAGTGGGCTGGAAACAGATGAACCCACAGAGGATGAACTTTCTTTTTGGCGGGATGTGTTTGAAACCCACCGCAGAATCATGGGAAAGTCATCCAAGGCCAAGACGGATACGCAGCTTTTGAAATGGCTGAAAGATCCGCATTCTGATTCAGCGGAATATAAGATGTGGGGCAACGGCGTGGCTTTGCCGAATGTTTTTTATGTCCTTTCCGGGATTGTGTACTACTCACAGTTCCCGGAATTTTTATTGTGACTTATTTTACACCGATTCCGCTTGCTATTTCTGCGGTTTAGAGTGATTAATGTAGTACCGAAAAAGAAGGAGGGCTACACATGACAATCCATTATAACGTAACAGGGAACGAGCGGAAAAGGCTGGCGGATTACATTGCCGGGTTCCTCGGATGCGAGAAAAAATACCTGGGCGTTCCGTCCTGTGCATACCAGGCAGGCTACATCATGATTCAAAAGGACGGGGCTATCGAATTCGATGACCGGGCAGACAGCGAGGAGATTGAAAAACTGCTTGAGGAGCTGGCACAGGAAGGCTTCCACGCCGAGGCTGTGGGCGCAGAAACCGCCCAGAGCGATACTGCGGAAACGGATACCTCTGAAGCTGAAAAAGGCGCACAGTGCGAAAATGTGGGGCTTACGGTGGAAGTACCGTTAAGCAAGGTGAATGTGGGAAACCTCACGAATCTGCTGGATGCAAAAGGCGTCTTGATTCAAAAGGCGCTCGGCATTGACACCACGCCGATTGAGATTGGTGAAGATACGGTATCTTTCCCTTGGTTTTCTGAACTGCCGGAGCCGGATGCGGCAAAAGCCTATACGCACCTCATTTCCGCTCTTTGCGAGATGAGTGTTACTCAGAAGCGAATCACGGCAAAGGAAAAAGCTGTGGATAACGAAAAATATGCTTTCCGCTGCCTGCTCCTCCGCTTGGGGTTTATCGGGGCAGAATACAAATCGGAGCGGAAGATTCTCCTGCAGAACCTTTCCGGCAGCTCCGCCTTTAAGTGCGGGGCAAAAAAGGAGGCGGCTGATGATGCGGTTTCCGAGTAGAGAGATTGTGGAGCACGTCCGCAGGGAGTATCCTGTGGGGACGCGGGTAGAGCTGGTTCAGATGGACGATGTTCAGGCTCCGCCCATCGGCACGAAGGGTACGGTGACGGGCGTTGATGACACAGCCTCGGTCATGGTTGCGTGGGACAACGGCAGCGGCTTGAACGTGGTCTATGGAGAAGACATCATTCGCAAAATATAGCGTATGGAAGCAATAAGATACACAATATAAAGGGCAAAACTTTGTGTAGATTATGCTCCGAAATGACTTGCTATTATCCTCTTTTAGAGCGAATATGTGTACACCGAAAGGGGTGCGGGTTGCCAGTGGCAACCTCTGCGAAGCAGAAGCACCGACCGAGCCGGAAGGCGAGACACACACCAAAACGAAAACGGAGGATTCACCATGAACGAGAAAATGACAAACCAGATTGCGGAGATGAAAAAGCAGACCATCGGCGTTGAAGTCGAGATGAACAGCATAAAAAGAGAGAAGGCGGCTAAGATTGCAGCCGAGTATTTTGGCACAGGCAGGCACGAATACACGGCGGGCAGGAACGGTTATGAAACCTGGTCGGCATGGGACGGCGAAGGTCGGGAATGGAAATTCCAGAAGGACGTCAGCATTGTGGGGCCTGACAGCGAGAAATGCGAACTGGTAACGCCGATCCTCACCTACGGGGACATGGAAACCCTGCAGGAACTTATCCGCCAGCTCAGACACGCAGGCGCAAAGAGCGATGCCACGAGGGGATGCGGAGTACACATCCATATCGGAGCAAACGGCCACACGCCACAGACGCTCCGCAACCTTGCCAACATCATGGCAAGCCATGAGAGCCTGATTGCGGATGCCCTCGACCTTGACAGGGGCAGGATGAACCGCTACTGCCGGACGGTTGACCCACGGTTTCTGGAACAGGTCAACAGGAAAAAGCCATCCACGATGGCGCAACTTGCAGACATCTGGTACACCAGCCACGGAACAAACTACGGCAGAAGCCATCACTACAACGACAGCCGGTACCATATGCTCAACTACCATGCGACCTTCACCAAAGGCACTGTTGAATTCCGCCTCTTCCAATTTGATGCACCGGCAGATGGCAAACGGAACGGGCTTCACGCAGGACAGCTTAAAAGCTACATCCAGCTTTGCCTCGCACTGAGCCAGATGGCAAAGACGGTGCGGAGGGCAAGCCCCAAACCGCAGCAGAACGAGAACCCCAAATATGCAATGAGGACTTGGCTCCTCCGCCTGGGCTTTATCGGAGAGGAATTTGCAACGGCAAGGGACATCCTGACCCGCCGCCTTGCGGGGGACACGGCTTTCCGCCACGGCAGAGCCGCTTGAAGGGCGCGGGTGTCCAGTGGACACCTCTGCGAAGCAGAAGCGCCGACCGAGTCGGCAGACGAGACACGCAGGGGTTAGCCTCCTGCCACCTTCCCACTGACCGCTTCGGCGGTCTTAAGGTGGTAGAAGGGTGATCCCTTCGGAAAGGACGGATTCCAGAATGGAAAAAAGATACTATATCGCATATGGGAGCAACCTGAACATAAGGCAAATGCGGATGCGCTGCCCGTCGGCTCGGATCATCGGCACTTCGGAGATACCGGATTATGAACTTCTTTTCAAAGGGAGCAAGACCGGCTCCTACCTGACCATTGAGCCGAAGGACGGCTCGGTCGTTCCCGTGGCTGCCTGGGAAGTGACCGCCGAGGACGAGGCTGCGCTCGACCGCTACGAGGGATACCCCTCTTTTTACTACAAGACGGAGATGACCCTGCCAATTAAGGGCATCCGCTCCGGCAAGGTGCGGAACAGAAAGTGCTTCGTATACATCATGCATGAGGACAGACCGCTTGGCATTCCGAGCGGATACTATGTAGCAACTTGTCTTGAAGGGTACGACAGCTTTGAATTCGATGAGAGATATCTGTATGACGCTATCGAAAACAGCAGGAGGGATTGCAATGAAGGATAACACAATAAGAATCAAAACTTGCCCCCGTTGCGGGAAGACCTACCACGGCGCTCCCGCCCTTTCGAGGGAGGACAATGAGACCTATATCTGCCCGGACTGTGGGACGAGGGAAGCCCTCGCCAGTATCGGTGTAGATGAGAAAGAGCAAGCGCTGATTTTGGAAACGATACACCGTTCCTACGGGCAGGAATAAGGGTGTAAAGTACACAACTTCCTCAGCAGATATTTGTGCAGCATATTCCTCAGAAAAGGCTTGATATTATGTGGTTTTAGAGCGAATATGTGTACTACCGAAAGGGGCGCGGGCTGCCAAGAGTATCAGAGCCGGACGCCCCGGACGGCAGCACAGGAAACGGAGGAAAACACAATGATGGAATTTGCCACGATTGAGAAATTACAGATGAAAGTCAGCGCCACTTACGGCAGTGTACTGAAATTTGGCGACCATGTTTTAGTTACCGATGCTTATTACAAGGGCGGGTTCACAGCCGATATTTATGAATTTGTGGAAATACCGGAGGAAACCGGGCTTGGCGATATCGAGTGCCGATTGAACCATATCGGCCGCGCAGAACAGACCTTTGCCGATAACGGCCATGCCATTGCCTGGTGCATGAGCCAGGTCACAAAGTAAGAAAACAGGATATTCCAGAGAGCAGAGCCTTGCGGCTCTGTATCTCGTACAGATATATCACAGGGCTTGCCATTGGCAGGCCAATTTTTATGCCGGAAAGGAAGTGACGGGCATGGCAATGCGGAAACTGAAAAAATATAAGCCTACGAAATTCAAGGCACAGGACAGTCACTATGATTCTGATGCGGCAGATTTTGCCGTGATGTTTATCGAAAGCCTCTGCCACACCAAAGGCACCTGGGCCGGTAAACCCTTTGAACTGATTGACTGGCAGGAGCAGATTATCCGGGACGTGTTCGGAACGCTGAAGCCAAACGGCTACCGGCAGTTTAATACGGCATATATTGAAATCCCGAAGAAGCAGGGAAAGTCGGAGCTTGCGGCGGCAGTTGCCCTGCTGCTCTGTTGCGGTGACGGCGAGGAACGCGCCGAGGTCTACGGCTGCGCCGCTGACCGTCAGCAGGCCACCATCGTTTTCGATGTGGCGGCGGACATGGTGCGGATGTGTCCGGCGCTGAACAAGCGCGTGAAGATACTGGCATCCCAGAAGCGCATCCTCTACACGCCGACCAATTCCTTTTACCAGGTACTTTCGGCGGAAGCCTACAGCAAGCACGGCTTCAACATTCACGGTGTAGTGTTCGATGAGCTGCACACGCAGCCAAACCGCAAACTCTTTGACGTCATGACCAAAGGCTCCGGCGATGCCAGGATGCAGCCGCTTTATTTTCTGATCACCACGGCGGGGACAGACACCAACTCCATCTGTTATGAGACACACCAGAAGGCAAAGGATATTTTAGAGGGCAGGAAGATTGACCCGACCTTCTATCCAGTAATCTATGGCGCAGATGAGGCGGATGACTGGACAGACCCGAAGGTGTGGAAGAAGGCAAACCCGTCCTTGGACATCACGGTAGGAATTGACAAGGTGGAGGCGGCGTGTGAATCGGCGAAGCAGAACCCCGGCGAAGAGAACTCTTTTCGGCAGCTCCGATTGAACCAGTGGGTAAAACAGGCGGTGCGCTGGATGCCGATGGATAAGTGGGATGCCTGTGCATTTCCCGTGGATATGGAGGATTTAGAAGGGCGTGTATGCTACGGCGGCCTTGACCTTTCCTCTACCACGGACATCACAGCTTTCGTGCTGGTATTTCCGCCGATGGACGAGGATGACAAGTACCAGGTTCTTCCCTACTTTTGGGTACCGGAAGAGACGCTGGAATTGCGTGTGCGCCGGGATCATGTTCCCTATGATGTCTGGGAACGACAGGGATTTTTGCAGACCACGGAGGGGAACGTGGTGCATTACGGATATATTGAAAAGTTCATCGAGCGGCTTGGGGAGCGTTATAATATCCGGGAGATTGCCTTCGACCGCTGGGGTGCGGTGCAGATGGTGCAGAACTTGGAGGGCATGGGCTTTACTGTGGTTCCGTTCGGTCAGGGCTTCAAGGATATGTCCCCGCCGACCAAAGAGCTGATGAAGCTGGTGTTGGAACAGAAGATCGCCCACGGCGGGCATCCCGTCCTGCGTTGGATGATGGACAACATCTTTATCCGTACCGACCCTGCGGGCAATATCAAAGCAGACAAGGAGAAATCCACAGAGAAGATCGATGGCGCAGTTGCCACGATTATGGGGCTTGACCGAGCGATCCGCTGTGGGAACGATGCCGGGGCTTCCGTCTACGACAGCCGAGGTCTTTTGGTTTTCTGATTTGTGCATTCCTACAAAAGATTGCTAACTGCTTGCATATCGCAAGCAAATGTGGTATACTATAACCGAAAGGAAGTGGTATAGATGGCACGGACATCAAATGTTTTCGCACGGGTGGAGCCTGAAATCAAGGAACAGGCGGAAAAAGTATTAGACCAGCTCGGCATCCCCATGTCAAATGCAGTCGGGATGTTCTTGAGACAGGTGGTTTTGCAGAGGGGTATCCCTTTCGAGATGAAGCTGCCGCAGAATGTCCCGCTTGCCTATGGTTCGCTTACCAAAGAGCAGTTTGATTCCGAGATCGAAAAAGGCATGGCGGATATACGCGCAGGCAGAGTGTATTCGGCAGATGATGTGGAAGAGGAAATGAAGCGGGATTTCGGTATATGAGGTACCAAATCTTTTATACGGCTGGGGCAAAGCGTGACCTGCGGAGCATTTACTCCTATATTGCGGAGGAGTTGCTTGTTCCGGATACGGCGGCAGGGCAGGTGCAGCGGATCATGAAAGAAATCCGCTCCCTGGAGGAGATGCCGATGCGGTACCGCCTGTATGACGACGAACCGTGGCACGGCCTGGGGCTGCGCTTTTTCCCGGTAGACAATTACCTCGTGTTTTATCTGCCTGATGAAAATACCAATGCAGTGAGGATTGTCCGCATCATGTACGGAGGCAGGGACATCCGCAGACAGTTGGACGAAACAACCGAATATTGATTTTTAAGAAGCATCTATCGCAAGGTAGGTGCTTTTCTTATGCCCATTTTTGGAAAGGAGCGTGGTTTTAATGGGATTTTTGAGTAGTTTGTTCAGGTCGAGGGACGCCCCTCAAAATAGGACTTCCGGCAGCGCCTACAGCTTTTTCATGGGCGGCAGCACCAGCGGGAAACGAGTCAATGAGCGTTCTTCCATGCAGATGACGGCGGTGTATTCCTGCGTCCGTATCCTGTCTGAGGCGGTAGCTGGTCTGCCGCTTCACTTATATCGATACACCGAGGAAGGAAGCAAGGAGAAAGCCACATCTCACCCGCTGTATTTCCTGCTCCATGATGAGCCGAACCCGGAGATGACGTCCTTCGTGTTTCGTGAAACACTGATGACGCACCTTCTACTGTGGGGAAATGCCTATGCGCAGATCATCCGAAACGGAAAGGGCGAGGTCATTGCTCTTTATCCACTGATGCCTGACCGCATGACAGTTGACCGGGATGACAAGGGGCGGCTGTATTACGAGTACACGGTGAATACGGAGGACGCACCGACCATGAAAGGAAGCCTTGTGCGCCTGTCCCCTACGGATGTGCTTCATATTCCGGGGCTTGGCTTTGATGGTCTGGTGGGCTATTCTCCTATCGCTATGGCGAAAAACGCCATAGGCATGGCGATAGCCTGCGAGGAATACGGGGCGAAGTTCTTCGCAAATGGCGCACAGCCCAGCGGTGTCCTGGAACATCCGGGAACGATCAAGGACCCAAGCCGTGTGAGGGAGAGCTGGACGCAGACCTTTGGCGGCAGCCACAATGCGAACAAGGTGGCTGTCTTAGAGGAGGGCATGAAATACACGTCCATCTCCATCTCGCCGGAGCAGGCGCAGTTTTTGGAAACGAGGAAATTCCAGATCAATGAGATTGCGAGGATTTTCCGTGTGCCTCCGCACATGGTGGGCGACCTGGAGAAGTCTTCTTTCAGCAATATTGAGCAGCAGTCTCTGGAATTTGTGAAATACACCCTTGACCCGTGGGTGTCCCGGTGGGAGCAGGCAATGGTGCGCTCTCTTCTTACACCGGATGAAAAGACGGGCTATTTTATTAAGTTTAATGTGGACGGCCTTCTCCGGGGCGACTACCAGAGCCGTATGAACGGTTATGCCATTGGAAGGCAGAATGGCTGGATGAGCGCAAATGACATCCGGGAACTGGAGAATCTTGACCGCATCCCGGCAGAGCTTGGCGGTGATTTATACCTTATCAACGGAAATATGACCAAGCTGGCTGACGCGGGCATTTTCGCAGGAAAGGCATCCACAGAAAACGGAGAGGAGGAATCCGATGAAAACGAAGAAGTTCTGGAACTGGAAGAACCAGGGGGAAACGGCGGAACGGACGCTGTTCCTGAACGGCACCATCGCGGAGGAAAGCTGGTTTGACGATGACGTTACCCCGCAGCTTTTTAAGGCGGAGCTGATGTCCGGCAGCGGAGACATTACCGTCTGGATCAACAGTCCTGGCGGGGACTGCGTGGCGGCGGCGCAAATCTACAACATGCTGATGGATTATAAGGGAAACGTGACCGTTAAGATTGACGGCATCGCCGCATCGGCGGCGTCCGTCATTGCTATGGCTGGCACGAAGGTATGTGTGTCTCCTGTGTCCATGATGATGATCCACAACCCTGCCACCATCGCCTTTGGCGACACAGCAGAGATGCAGAAGGCAATCGCCATGCTGGACGAGGTGAAGGAATCCATCATCAACGCCTACGAGATCAAGACCGGGCTGTCCAGGGCGAAGCTCTCCCACCTGATGGATGCGGAAACCTGGATGGATGCCTATTCCGCTGTGGAGATGGGCTTTGCGGATGAGGTGATGAAACGAAGCATGGAGGACGAAGGTGCTGCGGAACCGCAGGTGTCTATGGTATTCTCCCGAACTGCCGTCACCAATTCCCTCATGGATAAGCTGGCGGCGAAATGCAGGATTCAGCAGAAACAGGACAATTCCGGGCGTTCCGTGGATACACTCATGGAACGCCTTGAACTTATCAAAAACCATATTTAACGGAGGTATGATTATGACTATTTTGGAACTGAGAGAAAAAAGGAATAAGGCGTGGGAGGCGGCAAAGGCGTTCCTGGACTCCCACCGCACGGAAAAGGGTACGCTGACCGCCGAGGATGATGCCGCCTACACGAAGATGGAGCAGGAGATCACCGACCTTGGCAAGGAGATTGCAAGGCTGGAGCGTCAGGAGGCTTTTGAACATGAGCTGGCGCAGCCTGTCAACAAGCCGCTGACGGGGCGTCCTTCGATGGGCGGCACGGGTAAGGAAAAGAGTGGCCGTGCATCGGATGAGTACAAGTCCAATTTCTGGAACGCTATGCGCTCCAAGGCTCCGCTCCCGGATGTAGTGAATGCGCTGCAGGTTGGCACGGATTCCGAGGGCGGCTACCTGGTGCCGGACGAATACGAAAGAACCCTTGTGGAGGCTTTAGAGGAAGAGAATGTATTCCGCCAGCTTGCGAAGGTCATCCAGACTTCCAGCGGCGACCGTAAGATTCCGGTCGTGGCGACCAAGGGCACTGCTTCCTGGATTGACGAGGAGGGCGCGTATGTTGAGAGCGATGACTCTTTCGGGCAGGTATCTATCGGCGCCTACAAGCTGGGTACGATGATCAAGGTGTCGGAGGAGCTGCTGAATGACAGCGTGTTTGACCTAGAGACTTACATTGCCCGTGAATTTGCAAGACGCATCGGGGCAAAGGAAGAGGAGGCGTTCTTTACCGGGGACGGTTCCGGCAAGCCTCTGGGCATCCTTGCGGCGACTGGCGGGGCCCAGACGGGCGTGACCGCCGCCTCTGCAACGGCTGTCACTGCGGATGAGCTGATTGACCTGTTCTATTCCCTGAAATCGCCTTATCGCAAGAAGGCGGTGTGGGTGCTGAACGACTCCACCATCAAGGCGGTTCGTAAGCTGAAGGATTCTAACGGGCAGTACCTGTGGCAGCCCTCCCTGGTGGCTGGTACGCCGGATACCATTCTTGGCCGTCCTGTGAAGACTTCCGCTTATATGCCCGCTATTGCAGCCGGGGCGAAGACCATCGCATTCGGTGACTTCTCCTATTACTGGATTGCCGACAGGCAGGGGCGTTCCTTCAAGCGCCTGAACGAGCTGTATGCCGCAAACGGCCAGGTTGGCTTCCTCGGCTCCCAGAGGGTGGATGGAAAGATGGTGCTGCCGGAGGCGGTCAAGGTTCTGGTGCAGAAAGCCGCTTCTTCGGGTTAATGAAAGGGGGCTGTGGCACACATGGCTGTTGTGACGCTGGAGGAGATGAAAAATTATCTCCGTGTTGATTTTAGCGATGACGATGCGCTTATCGGGGGTATGCTCCTTGGCGCCGAGCGGCTCTGCATGGATGTCCTTCGGACAGATGACATCGCAGACCTGCAGGCCACCGGCAATGGGAAGGTGGCGGTCATGTATGCCACGGCCTACCTCTATGAGCATCGGGAGGAAGCTGACCACAATGCCCTGGCGCTGACCATCCGTGCGCTGCTCTTCGGGGCGCGGAAGGAGGGCTTCTGATGGATATTGCACGTTTGAATGTGGAAATCGCTTTCCAGAAGAACACCGTGGTTGTGGATGCCATCGGCAACCACAGAAATGAGTGGACGGATTATTATGTCTGCCATGCCACGGTAAGCAGTGAAGGCGGCTCGGAAAAAGCGGTGGCCGGGCTGATCGTGAAAGATTCTGACCTGTCCTTTACGGTGAGGTATTGTAAAAAGGCGGAGGCTGTCACCACAGACGGCTTCCGCATCCTCTTTCATGGGGAGCAGTACAACATCGTTGCTATTGACCATATGAACTTCAAGAAAAAGTGCTTGAAATTCAAGTGTGAGAAAGTGAGGCGGTAGGCATGGCTGGAACGAGGGTCAGCATTGACGGGCTGGCAGATGCCGTAATGGAGAGCTTAAGCGAATATGCACGGACTTCTACGGAAGATGTGAAGGCGGCGGTCAGGAAAGCCGGAAACACCGTGCGCGATGAAATCAAAGGTACGGCTCCGAAAGACACCGGGGCGTATGCAAAAAGCTGGTCGGTAAAGACCGAAAAAGAGACATCCGCCTCCCTTGAAGTGGTGGTGCATTCCAGAAACCGCTACCAGCTTGCACACCTTTTGGAATACGGACACGCCAAGCGCGGCGGCGGCAGGGTTTCAGCAAAACCGCATATTGCGGCCGCCGAGCAGAAGGGCGTGGAGGAACTGGAAAAGTCCATAGAAAAGGCGTTGAAAGGGTGACGGAATGGAAGAATTACTGGAAATTTTGAGGAAAACCGGCATTCCCTTCGCTTACGACCATTTTGCGGAGGGTGAAGGCCCCGCTCCCCCGTTTATCTGCTACCTTCTCCCCGGAAGCGATAATTTTGCTGCGGATGGACGGGTGTATTACAAGATAAACGAAGTTCGCATTGAACTGTACACCGATTGTAAGGACATTGCGGTGGAACAAAAACTGGAGGCTGTGCTTGATGGGCACGGCATTTTTTATGACAAGACGGAAACATGGATTGAGAGCGAAAGGCTCTATGAGGTCCTGTTTTCTTTTGAAAAGGAGGCATGACTTATGGGAAATAAAGTCAAGTACAACTTGAAGAACGTCCATGCGGCGAAGCTGACAAAGGGGGAAAACGGAACATTCACTTATGCAACACCGAAAGCAATCCCCGGTGCTGTCAGCATCAGCCTTGAGGCGGAGGGTGACAGCTCACCGTTTTATGCAGACGGCATCGTGTACTTCCGCTCCACGGCTAACAACGGGTACAGCGGAGATTTGGAGATTGCGCTCATCCCGGAATGGTTCCGGACAGAAATTCTGAAGGAGAGACTGGATGCCAAAGGGGTGCTGGTGGAGAAGTCCGACATTACGGAGACGGAGAAGTTTGCGCTCCTCTTTGAGTTTGACGGTGATGTGCGCGGCATTCGCCATGTTCTTTATAACTGTTCCGCATCCCGACCGTCTATCGAATCGGAGACAAAGGAGGACACCATTGAACCGGGAACGGAAACACTGTCGCTGACTGCAGACCCCCGCGAGGACGGTCTGGTCAAGAGCCGCACCGGGGATACCACAGACGATGAGACCTATGCGAACTGGTACAAAACCGTGTATGTGCCAACAGAAACGTCAGCGGATGAAATTGACACGGACAAATCCGTAGGGTAAGGAAAGGAGACGCCTATGTTACAGAAAACAGTGATGATTGGGGATAAAGAGGTACGCTTCCGTTCCTCTGCGACGATCCCCCGTTTGTACCGAATCAAGTTCAAACGGGATATTTTCAAAGACCTCGCCAAGCTGGAAACATCCTACAAGAAAAACGGCGGCGGTGACGAGGGTTCTTCCCTTGAGATTGAGGATTTGGAGATTTTTGAGAATGTAGCCTATATCATGGCGTACCACGCCGACCATTCTATCCCCGGCACGATTGATGAATGGCTCGACCAGTTCGAGATGTTCTCCATTTACGAGGTCCTGCCGGAGATTTTGGAGCTTTGGGGAACAAACCTCCAGGCAGAGGTGGAGTCTAAAAAAAACTTCAACGCAGTAGCCGGGAAATGACCACGCCACTCTTCCTCCTGCGCTGCGTGGAGATTGGCATTTCCATCCGTGACCTTGACCTTCTGACCATCGGCATGATCCTGGACATCTGGACGGAAAAGGCGAATGATGGCGTGAAGTATGACAGGATTGCGGGGCAGGAGGAATTTGACAGGTTTTAAGGAGGTGGGCATCCGATGGCGAACAGGATCAAGGGCATCACCGTGGAAATCGGCGGTGATACGACAGGGCTTGACAAGGCGTTAAAGTCCGTTAACACAACAATCAAATCAACGCAGTCTTCGCTGAAGGATGTCAACCGGCTATTGAAGCTCGACCCCTCCAACACGGAACTGCTTTCACAAAAGCAGAAGCTGCTCAAAGATGCCATCAGCGCCACAAAGGAAAAGCTCGATGCTTTGAAAACGGCGCAGGAGCAGGCAAAGCAGCAGCTTGAGAACGGGGATTTAGGGCAGGACAAATATGATGCCCTCCAGCGAGAGATCATTGAAACGGAGCAGGAACTCAGGCGGCTCCAGGAACAGGCGGCGACTACAAATGCCGCCTTGGAAAAAATAGACGCGGTCGGTGCGAAGATGGAGTCCGTCGGGGACTCCATCGCCGGGGCCGGAAAAAAGATGATGCCCCTCACTACGGTGATCGGGGGTCTGGGTGTTGCGGCAGTCAAAACGGCTGCCGATTTTGATTCCTCCATGAGCCAGGTGGCGGCAATTTCCGGGGCGACTGGGGACGACCTGCAGGCGCTCCGTGACAAGGCCCGTGAGATGGGTGAAAAAACAAAATTCTCCGCATCGGAAGCGGCTGATGCCATGACCTACATGGCAATGGCGGGCTGGAAGTCAAAGGACATGATTTCCGGCATTGACGGCATTATGAGCCTTGCGGCGGCTTCCGGGGAGGACCTTGCGACCACATCGGACATTGTCACGGATGCGCTGACGGCGTTCGGCTTGTCTGCAAAGGACAGCGGGCATTTTGCGGATATCCTTGCGGCGGCAAGCTCCAACGCAAATACCAACGTGTCCATGATGGGCGAGACCTTCAAATACTGTGCGCCAATTGCCGGTGCGCTTGGTTTTTCTGCGGAGGACACGGCGGAAGCCATCGGCCTGATGGCAAATGCGGGAATCAAGTCATCCCAGGCAGGCACGGCGCTCCGCACGATCATGAACAACCTTGCCGGGGATGTAAAAATAAGCGGCAGGGCGATTGGCGAGGTCACGATAGCCACGACAAATGCGGACGGCTCCATGCGTGACCTTTCTGACATTCTGGCTGACTGCCGTGTCGCTTTTGGGAATTTGACGGAGTCCGAAAAGGCAAATGCGGCGGAGTCCCTTGTGGGCAAAAATGCCATGAGCGGCTTTCTCGCCCTTATGAATGCCGCGCCGGAGGATATCGCTAAGCTCAGCGGGGCGCTTGATAACTGTGACGGCTCGGCGGAAAAAATGGCTGCGACCATGCAAGATAACCTGGTCGGCCAGCTCACTATCCTGAAATCGCAGCTTCAGGAACTTGCCATCTCCTTTGGTGAAATCCTAATGCCTGCAATACGGAGCATTGTTTCAAAGATACAGGATTTCGTTGATAAGCTAAACGGCATGGACGAGGGGACAAAGCAGGCCATTGTGAAAATCGGGCTGCTCGTGGCGGCGATCGGGCCGCTGCTCATTGTTATCGGTAACGTCATATCCAAGACAGGCACGGCGCTCCGGGCATTTTCCTCTTTGGGGAAAGGTGTGCTGAAGCTGTCGTATAACTTCCAGAACGGCATTGGGCTTGCCGGAAAGCTGGGGACGGCATTGGGAGGCATATCCGCGCCGGTGCTTGCCGTGGTGGCGGTGATTGGAACGCTTGTTGCTGCCTTTATGCACCTTTGGAATACCAATGACGGGTTCCGTGAGGCAATCATCGGCACATGGAATAAAATCAAGGAAACCGTGTCCGGCTTCTGCCAGGGTATTGTTGACCGGCTGAATGCGCTGGGGTTTGAATTCAAAGACATTTTAGATGTGCTGAAAACCGCATGGGACGCTTTCTGCTCCCTGCTTGCCCCGGTATTTGAAGGTGTGTTCAACAATATTGCAAATATCCTCTCCACAGTGACAGGCGTCATTACGGGGATTTTAGATGTATTTATCGGCATCTTTACCGGGAACTGGTCACAGGCGTGGACGGGCGTAAAGGAAATCTTCTCTTCCATCTGGGACGGCATATCCTCCTTCTTCAGCAATATCTTAAACGTCATCAAAGGCGTTGCGGACGTGGTGCTTGGATGGTTTGGCACGAGCTGGAATGAAGTGTGGACGAATGTAAAGTCGTTCTTTGAGAATATCTGGAATGGCATCGTGTCCTTTTTCAAAAGCGTGTGGGACGGCATTTGCAATACGGTAAAAACGGCGGTCATGCTGATTGGCTCCATCCTGCAGGCAGCGTTTGACATTATTACCCTGCCCTTCCGGCTCATATGGGAAAACTGTAAAGAAATCATTACAAGCGCTTGGCAGAAAATCAAGGATACCGTCACCACTGTGATAAATGCGGTTTCCTCCGTGATTTCTACGGTGATGGAAGCCATAAAAAATGTGTTCAGCACCGTATGGACGGCAATCAGCACGAAGGTTTCGTCCGTGGTCAATGGCATCAAGGCGACGGTCAGCACAGTGTTCAATGCAATAAAAACCATTGCATCCTCTGTCTGGAATGGAATAAAAAATACGATTTCCTCCGTAGTCGATGGGATAAAGAATAAGGTTTCCTCCGTGTTCAATTCCGTAAAAAGTACGGTCTCTTCCGTCTTTAACGGAATCAAATCCACCGCCACATCGGTATGGAACGGCATCAAAAATGCCATCACCACACCGATTGAAGCGGCAAAGAACAAGGTCAAGAGCGTAGTGGATGCCATCAAGGGATTTTTCTCCGGCATGAAAATTTCACTGCCTCACATCAAGCTGCCGCACTTTAAGGTGACGGGCAAGCTGTCCATTTCACCGCCGAGCGTACCGCATTTATCTATCGACTGGTACAAGGAAGGCGGCATCATGACCAAGCCGACCATCTTCGGAATGAACGGGTCTTCCCTCATGGCGGGGGGCGAGGCTGGCAAAGAGGCGATCCTGCCACTGAAAGGGTTCTATGAGCAGCTTGAGAATATCCTGTCTGCAAGGCTTAATACCTCTGCAATGGAGAAGTACCTGGCAATCATAGCGGATAATTCCAGCAAGGGCATCTACCTGGAGGATGGGACGCTGGTAGGTCATCTGCTTCCCGCCATTGACAGCGGCCTGGGGCAGACACAGAAACTGCAAAGGAGGCTGAGCCTGTGAAACCAGATGTAACCATAAACGGGATATCCCTAAACGGCATGGGTTGGCTGCGCGAATCGGCCAGCTCCCCTACGCCGCAGTCACAGACAAACACGATTGTCGTGCCGGGAAGGAATTCCCCAATTCGATACACGGAGGCCCTGGGACGGGTTTCGTATCAGCCCAGGAGCTTCCAGGTCACGCTTTCCATGCTCGGAGACAGGATAAAATTCAATGAGATGGTGAGCCTGACGGCAAACAGGTTTGCCGGCCGCCTTGCAAAAGTAGTGTTGAGCGAGGAGCCTGAACTGTACTATATAGGCACGGTCCAGATGGAATCTGCCTATGCGCCATTAACAGGAAAAGGCACACTGGCGGTCACCTGCGAGGACGGGGATTCATACCGCTATCATGTGGATGAGACAGAAGTAAGCGTTACCGGCGGCGGAAGCGTAGTTTTATTGAATGATTATATGCCGGTTATCCCATCGGTCACTGTGACGGAGGAAACGGCTCTTAGCTGGCAGATTGGGAACGACAGGTTTCAGAAATCAGTCAGCGCGGGTACTTGGGTGTTCCCGGAACTGGAACTTGTGCATGGGGAGAACAGCATTGAGATCATTACTGACGGAACCGTGACCTTTCGGTACAGGGAGGGGCGATTATGAGTGTTTTCCGTGTATTTGTGGACGGACAGCTTTTCTACCATCCGCAACTTTCGCAGCTTGCTATCACAAAGGCGCAGGTACAGGAAGATGTGGAGAACATTGACAGCCTGACGCTGGCCGCCCCTTTTAACCATCCGTACCTTTCAGTAATTAAGCCTATGGCATCGACTATTGTCTGTAAAAAGGGCGGCAGGACGGTCTTCGAGGGCAGGGCTTTGGATGAAGGCAGTGATTTTTACAACACCCATACTTGGACGTGCGAGTCCTGTCTTGCTTATCTGAAGGATACTATCCAGCCGCCTTATGATTATCAAGGGACGTTGAGAGGGCTGCTCGAATACTTTCTCTCCGAGCATAACAGGAATGTTGAGGACAAGAAGAAGTTTACCTTGGGAAATGTGACGGTTACGGATGACAACGATTATGTGCATTACAGCAGTTCGGAATATTCCGTTACGCTGGACGCCATCAAAGCCAAGTTATTGAACACTCACGGCGGCTATCTTATTGTGCGTTATACGGATAGCGGCAGGGTTCTGGATTACCTGGCAGACTTTAACGAGCATTCCGTGCAGACAGTGGAGTTTGGGAAAAACCTGCTGGACGTGAAAGTCACAAAAGACCACGGGGTGAGGGCGACAGCCTTTATCCCCCTTGGCGCAAAGATCATGTCCACGGATTCCGAGGGCAATGAAGTCGAAACGGATGAGCGCGTGGATATCACCTCTGTGAATGAGGGGAAAAATTATATTTACAATGAGGAGGCTGTCAATGGAATCGGATGGATATGGGCGTCTGAAATATGGGAGGACGTGACGGTCCCCGGAAACCTTCTGCGTAAAGCAAACAGCCGTCTTTTGGAGTTGGTAAATGGAATTACGAGCATGGAACTCACCATTGTTGACGAGTCAGATACAGGCGCGGACATCGGGGACATACATGCAAGGGAGTATGTGGAATGCCTCTCCCCACCCCACGGCATTGACGGAAGATATCTGTGCATTGGCAAGACAACGGACTACCTTAACCCTGCGGGCAACACCATCACCATCGGGGCAAGCGGCGTGAAGCTGACCTTGGCATCAGTGAAGCAGGAGCAGAGCATTTCCGCATTGGAGGAGGATATCACTGACAGCGCAAGGCAGCTCAATGAAAACATTTCCTCTCTGCTCGTAGAAGTGCATGAGTGTTATTCCGAGATCACGAAGACCTCGGAACAGATCAATATGGCAGTGCGGGAGGAGTACATCACCCGCACGGAGATTGAGGAAATCCAGAAGGATTTTGAGACAATTATCACTCAGAACAGCACGGAAATCCGTATGGACTTCACGCAGGTGACAGATTCCATCAAAGGGGAAGTCGCTGTCAACCAGCAGCTTTTGGAGGAATACATCCGTTTCCGGGGTGCGCTGATTGAGCTTGGCAAGGTCGGAAACGCATTCACGGCAGAACTTTCCAATGAAGAACTGGCATTCAAGGAGAACGGGCAGAAAATCGCCTACATATCCAACCAGATACTGGTCATCACGAATGCCGAGATACGCAACAAACTGTCCCTGGGAAATGAGAGCCGCGGATGGTTCGATTTCATACCGAGGACAAACGGCAACCTCTCCATCAAATGGAGGGGGTCAACATAGTAAAGGAGATGATTTTTCATGGCTTCAAGCGGCAGCTTCTCCGGCTCCATCGTAAGCGGGCATTACAAGCTCCGCGTGGACTGGAGCCAGGCTAAAAACGTGTCGGCGAACACGTCCACCATTACCTGTAAGATGTACCTGGTAAACGACTGGAGTCTGAGTATAGGTTCCCGTTCCAATACCTGCACGATCAACGGCACGGCAGTGGACTATTCGTCTTCAGCTATATCGACCACGGGGACGCACTCGCTTGGCACGGTATCCAGCACCGTGAGCCACAACAGCGATGGGACAAAATCTATCACCATCAAGGCGGTTTTTAATATACGGGCGACCATCAGCGGCGCTTATTACGAAAGCATAACGGCAAGCGCTACAGTTACCTTGGACAGTATACCAAGGGCTTCATCTGTATCGGCAACCTCGGTAAATTTGGGTGCTGCGTCCACGATTGCCATCAGCAGAGCTTCCTCTTCTTTTACGCATACCTTGACTTATAAGTTCGGTTCTGCAACGGGGACTATTGTTACAAAGACCACGGCGACTTCTGTATCCTGGACGCCGCCGCTTTCCCTTGCCAGCCAGATACCGAATGCGACAACGGGAACCTGCACCATCACCTGCACGACTTACAGCGGCACTACGAGCATTGGGTCTAAGACTTGCACGCATACGCTGACCGTTCCCGCAAGCGTAAAGCCAACCATCGGGAGTCTCACGGCGGAGCGGATAGACGGCGATGTCCCGGCGAACTGGGGCATTTATGTACAGACGAAATCAAAGGCGAAGCTGACGATTAACGGGGCATCGGGAAGCTACGGTTCCACCATCAAGTCCTACTCCATAGCAGGAGGAGGCTTCACCGGGGCGGCTTCAACCCTTACCACGGGCTTTTTAAATAATTATGGGAACATCACCTTTACGGCGACTGTTACGGACAGCCGCGGCCGTGTATCTGCGGCAGCTACACTGACCATTGAGGTGGTACGGTATTTTACGCCGTATTTTGAGCGGTACAGTTCCCAGAGGTGCAACAGTGCAGGGACGCTTCAGGATGACGGGACATACGTCCTTGGCAATGCGCTCTATAACCGTGCGCCGTGCGAAAACCTGAACCGGGTGACGCGCTCCATTTTTTACAGGAAATCATCGGATACGGAATGGATAAACTCCGGCTATATTTTCTCCTCCGGCGATCCCATTGTCTTTGGCGGCGGCAATTTCTCTACGGAGTATTCTTACGACATCAAATACACGATCCAGGATGCCTTCAATACGGTTTCCGTCATTGATCTTATATCTACTGCGGCGGTCGTTATGGACTTCAAGTCCGGGGGCAAAGGCGTGGCAATCGGCAAGGTCTCGGAAACGGATAATATGTTCGAGGTGTCCGACAAATGGGATGTGAAAGTGTACGGGAAGCTGTTGAGGGATTACATCCAGTCCGTTGCAGGGGCAATTTACCCGGTCGGCAGCATCTACATGAGCGTCAACCCTACCAATCCGTCTGAATATTTTGGTGGGACTTGGGTGGCATGGGGCAGCGGCCGTGTCCCGGTTGGAATCAACACGGCTGACTCTAATTTCAGCACGGTAGAGAAAACAGGCGGTGCATCTACCGTGGCGCTTACCACCGCACAAATGCCGAGCCATTCCCATGATAAAGGAACGCTTGCGGCAGACGGAAACGGTTCCCACGGTCACAATCTGAACCTGACAAAAGCAGCATGGGGCTATGACGGAGCCTCCAACAAGGTAGTTGTGGACAGCACAGGCTATACGGCGCTGACCAATGTCGGAACTGCCTGGGCCGGATACCACGGACACACCATTTCCGGTTCCACTGCGTCGGCAGGAAGCGGCAGTGCCCACTCTAATTTGCAGCCGTATATCGTCTGCTATATGTGGAAACGGACGGCGTAGCGATATACACAATTCCTATACGGATATTTGTGCAGCTTATTCTCGGAAATTGACTTGCTATTATGTGCATTCAGAGCGAATATGTGTACTGCCAAAGGCAAATCAAAAAGCGGAGGACACGGAAATGACGAGATTTGAAAAAGAGATCAGCGGAAGCCTGGGGGCGTTTTGGAAACAGCATGCAGCAGAGGAAGTGAAGAAAGCGGTGGTAAAAGCGGATGCAGAAGCAGAAATCGATACGGACGGGGCAATCCGCTGGAACTGCAACAGACGGTATCTGATGGACGATTTCTGCGAGATGCTCGAATACGCAGGTTACCCTTTCAGCAGGGAGGCCACCCGGAAAAAGCGGGATGCTCAGAATGCGGAAGAACTTGCAGAATACCGCAAGAATTATAAAGGGCTGGATGAAGAGACGCTTGCGGAAGCACGGGCGGCTTTCGGTGAAGGCACAACGGTTGTGGATGCCCTGACCGGAGAAAAAACGAAACTTTAACAGAAAACTTTATATCACTTTGGATTTAAGGCTGTCTGCCGTGTGGCGGGCGGCCTTTTATCATATCAAAAATTTTGAAGGAGGGAAACGACATGAAGGAATTCTGGAACTCGATCCAACTCATCTTTGCAGCCATCGGAGGGTGGCTCGGCTACTTCCTGGGCGGCTGTGACGGCTTGCTTTATGCACTGCTCGCCTTTGTCATCATTGACTACATCACCGGCGTGATGTGCGCGGTCATTGATAAAAGGCTGTCCAGCGAAGTGGGATTCAAGGGCATCTTCAAGAAGGTGTTGATTTTTCTGCTGGTGGGCATTGCCAACATTCTCGATGTGCAGGTCATCGGGACCGGCTCAGTTTTAAGGACGGCGGTCATTTTCTTTTATATTTCCAACGAGGGCGTAAGCCTTCTGGAAAATGCCGCTCATCTTGGCCTGCCCATCCCGCAGAAAGTGAAAACCGTATTAGAGCAGCTCCATGAGCGCTCGGAAAGTGAGGAAAAATAAGATGAAACTTGTGCAATCCATTTTGACAAAGAACCCCTGCTATACGGCGGGGCGAAAGATCACAGTTAAAGGGCTGATGCTCCATTCCGTGGGGTGTCCGCAGCCGAAAGCGTCTGTGTTTATCAACTCCTGGAACAGCGCGTCTTATGGCCGCGCCTGTGTCCACGGCTTCATTGACGGCAATGACGGCACGGTGTACCAGACGCTCCCCTGGAACCACCGGGGGTGGCACTGCGGTGGTGACGGGAACAATACGCATATCGGTGTTGAAATGTGTGAGCCTGCGTGTATCAAGTACACGTCAGGCGCTTCTTTTACCTGTTCCGATACGGCTGCGGCAAAGGCAGTAGCGAAGAGAACCTATGAGGCGGCGGTGGAGCTGTTTGCCATGCTCTGTGAAAAGTATGGGCTGAATCCGCTGAAAGATATCTGCTCCCACAAGGAGGGCTGTGCCAAAGGAATCGCATCCAACCACGGCGACCCGGAGCATCTCTGGACACAGCTCGGTATGGGATATACGATGGATACCTTCCGCAAAGCAGTCAAGGCGGCTATGGGAGGCAATCCATCATCCGGCAGCACGAGCGGACATACGAAGATTATGGGGGCAGCAGCGGCAACGGCGGAGCAGATGAAAACCTATATCAAGTCAAAGAACCCTTCCGTAGCGCAGTCTGTACTTGATATGGTACCGCTGTACTTATCTGAAGGAAATGCAGAGGGCGTGCGTGGCGACATTGCCTTTGCGCAGTCCTGCCTTGAGACCGGGAATTTCGACTTTTCCGGATCGGCAGTCACGCTCGACCAGAACAATTTCTGCGGTATGGGTGTCACCTCCAATGGTATGAAGGGAAACTCCTTTGATACCCCGCAGCTCGGTATCCGCGCGCAGATACAGCATTTGAAAGCCTATGCTTCCAAGGATGCCCTGAAAAACGAATGCATTGATCCTCGTTTTAAGTACGTCACGAGAGGCAGTGCGGAATATGTGGAATGGCTTGGGCAGCAGGAGAATCCGGACGGGAAAGGATGGGCGGCAGGCGCCGGATACGGAGCAAAAATTCTGGATATCCTGAAAGCTATCCTCTCCGCAGCCGGAGGCACAGACAAGACTGGCGAGGCATGGTACCGCGTCCGCAAGACCTGGGCGGATGCCAAATCGCAGAAAGGCGCGTTCAAGTCACTTTCCAATGCGAAGAAGTGTGCAGAGGATAATCCCGGCTATTCCGTATTTGATGAATCCGGGAAAGCGTTATATACCTCTGCTGCGTCATTCAAGCCGTATCTTGTAAAGGTGGAGGTTTCCGACCTCAACATCCGTAAAGGACCGGGTACGGACTGTGCCAAGACCGGGAAATATACAGGCAAGGGTGTTTTTACCATTGTCGAGGAGGCGAACGGAACAGGAGCTTCAAAGTGGGGGCTTCTGAAAGCCTACCAGAAAAACCGTGACGGCTGGATTTCACTTGATTACGCCAAGAAAGTATAACTGTAACTGCAGGGAGTTTGATAAGCCCACGGCATGTAAAAAGTGCCGTGGGCAGTTTTTTTATGCCGTTTTACAGAAAACACCTCATCAAACCCGCCCGGAAATCTCCGTAGATATGGAGGGCGGATTTTGAAGGCAATGCGGAGTCCTCCAAAGGAGGATAGCCATGCAGGTGACGAAGATTACAGAGGAGAAAGAAATCCCTGTTCCTGAAATAAAGACGGCGACAACCGGGTCGCTCCGCTCGGAATATGGATACCATATGGCACAAAAGCTGTTGAAATCCATGCTCGATGACGGGATGATTTCTGTGGATGAATTCAACAAAATAACCGAGAGAAACCGCCGAACTTTCTCGCCATATTTAGCTGAGATTATGCCCAAAATGACTTGATATTATGGGTGTTTAGAGCGAATATGTGACCTACCGAAAGCGAGGTGAGTTGATGAAAAGGATAACGAAAATCGAACAGGACAATGCAAATGCCTTGATGCCGAAACTGCGTGTCGCTGCCTACTGCCGTGTTTCCACGGCGAGCGATGACCAGCTTGTGAGCCTTGAGGCACAGAAAACGCATTATGAATCCTATATCAAGGCAAACCCGGAATGGGATTTTGCCGGTGTTTATTATGACAAAGGTGTGACCGGAACCAAAACGGAAGGCAGGGATGAACTGCTCCGGCTGATCTCCGACTGTGAAAACGGGCTGGTTGACTTCATCGTTACAAAGTCCATCAGCCGTTTTTCACGGAACACGCTGGACTGCCTGGAGCTTGTCCGGCGGCTGCTCGACATCGGGGTTTTCGTCTATTTTGAAAAGGAAAACCTGAACACGCAGTCGATGGAAGGAGAGCTGATGCTCTCCATTTTGAGCGGCCTTGCGGAAAGCGAGTCTGTCTCCATTTCAGAAAACAATAAATGGTCGGCGCAGAAGCGTTTCCAGAATGGCACCTTCAAGGTCGCCTATCCGCCCTACGGCTACGATAACGTGGACGGACAGATGGTGATCAATGAGGAGCAGGCTGAAATTGTGCGCTGGATGTTTGCACAGGCTCTCGCTGGGAAAGGGGCGCATAAAATCGCTTCCGAGCTGAATGAACGGGGCGTTCCGACCAGGAAAGGTGGGAACTGGACAGCTACGACAGTCCGGGGACTTCTGGCGAATGAGAAGTTCACCGGGGACATCCTGTTCCAGAAGACCTACACGGACAGCCAATTCAACCGCCACCATAATAACGGCGAGAGGGACAGGTATTTCATGGAGGACCATCACCCTGCCATTGTGAGCAGGGAGACATTTGAAGCTGTGGCGGCAGTAATCGGGCAGAGGGGCAAGGAGAAAGGCGTTACAAGGGGAAGCAAGTACCAGAACAGGTATCCGTTCTCCGGGCGGATCGTCTGCTCGGAGTGCGGCAGCACCTTCAAACGGCGCATCCATTACTCCACCCACCAAAAATACATTGCATGGTGCTGTTCCAGGCACATTGAAATGATTGAGGCGTGTTCCATGCAGTTCATACGAAATGACGCAGTTGAGGCGGCATTCATCACCATGATGAACAAGCTGGTCTATGGTCATAGGACAATCCTGCGTCCCCTTCTGGATGCCCTGCGAGGTACAAATGACACGGGCGCTTACCACAAGGTGGCGGAGTTGGAAAGCCGGATGGAAGAAGTGATGGAACGGAGCCAGGTATTGACAGGGCTGATGACGAAGGGATATCTGGAGCCCGCCCTTTTCAACAAGGAAAAGAATGCGCTGGAAGCGGAACTTGAAAACCTGCAGAGGCAGAAAGATTCCCTCTCGCGGGTTTTGAACGGGAATCTGGCGAAAACGGAGGAAGTCAGCCGTCTGCTGAAATTTGCTGCCAAAGCGGAAATGGCGTCAGATTTTGACGGGGATCTGTTTGAAAAATATGTGGACAGGGTCGTGGTATACTCCCGCACGGAAATCGGGTTTGAACTGAAATGCGGCCTTACACTAAAAGAAAGGCTGGTGAGATAGATGGGGCATACACCTTATGGTTACAAAATCAAAGGCGGCAAGGCTGTCATTGATGAGGAGGCTGCAAACCAGGTACGGCAGATTTTTGAGTATTACCTTGATGGGGAAAGCCTCACTACGGCTGCCGGCAAAGCAGGGTTGAAAATGTTTCATGGCGGCGTTTCCAGGATGCTCAAAAATCCACATTACCTTGGGGATGATTATTACCCGGCGATTATCGACCGGGAGACTTTTGATAAAGCGGAGGCGGAGCGCCTGCGGAGGGCGGAGTCCCTGGGCAGGATACGGGAACCGGAAAGACAGGAGAAAATTGAGGTTCCGGTTTCATTCCGCACCCGCGAGGCGGAGCGGAAATATGATGATCCGTTCCTGCAGGCAGAATATGCCTACAGCCTGATAGAAAGCGAGGGATAGCGGATGGCTGTAAACAAGAACGCAAATGTGACGATTATTCCTGCACGGCAGCGTGTGGGGAATCGCAAAAAAGATGAAGAACGGCCAAAACTGCGAGTTGCCGCCTACTGCCGTGTTTCTACGGACAGCGATGAACAGGCCACCAGCTACGAGGCGCAGATTGAACACTACACGGCTTATATCCAGAAGAATCCTGAATGGGAGCTGGCTGGCATATTCGCAGATGATGGTCTGTCCGGCACTGACACCCGAAAACGTGAGCAATTTAATCTTCTGATTGAAGAGTGCATGGCAGGGAAAATCGACATGGTGATCACGAAGTCCATCAGCCGTTTTGCCAGAAACACCTTGGACTGCCTGAAATATATCCGACAGCTAAAGGACAAGAATATTCCCGTGTTTTTCGAGAAGGAAAACATCAATACGATGGATTCAAAGGGCGAAATCCTGCTGACCATCATGGCATCACTGGCGCAACAGGAAAGCCAGTCTTTAAGCCAGAACGTGAAGCTCGGCTTGCAGTTCCGATACCAACAGGGACTTGTGCAGGTCAACCACAACCGCTTCCTCGGCTACACAAAGGATGAGGAAGGAATGCTGGTCATCGATCCGGAAGAGGCTGAAATTGTGAAGCGCATCTACCGGGAATACCTGGAGGGCGCAAGCCTCTTGCAGATCGGGAAGGGGCTGGAATCAGACGGGATACTCACGGCGGCGGGAAAAGCGCAGTGGCGTCCGACCACCCTGCATAAAATCCTGCGGAATGAAAAGTACATCGGGGATGCCCTGCTCCAGAAAACCTACACGGTGGATTTCCTCTCAAAGAAAAGAGTCAAGAACAACGGCATCGTCCCACAATATTATGTGGAGGGCAGCCATGAAGCAATTATCCCCCGTGACCTTTATATGCAGGTGCAGGAGGAAATGGCACGTCGGGCAAACCTGCACAGCGGCTCTGATAGGAAGAAGCGAGTTTACAGCAGCAAATATGCGTTGTCGAGCATCGTCTACTGTTCCAGGTGCGGGGATATTTACCGCCGAATCGCATGGAACAACCGGGGCAAGCACTCCACGGTGTGGCGCTGCTGCACCAGGGTGGAACATGGCCCGAAGGCTTGTGACGCACCGACCATCCAGGAATCAGACCTGCAGGATGCGGTAGCGAGAGCCATCAACGGGGTTCTTGGCGGCAGAGAGGTTTTCCTTCCGCTCCTGGAGGAGAATATAGAGGCAGTCATTGGGTGCGGCGTGGATGATGAAATTGCAGAGATCGACCGCAGGCTGGCCGAGCAGCAAAAAGAACTTCTAAATCTGGCGAATGCAAAAAAGGACTACTCGAAAGTGGCGGATAAGATAGACAGGCTCCGGGAGGAACGGCAGGATATCCTGATGAGGGAAGCCGACCGGGACGGCAGGCGGCAGCGGATTGAGGAAATGAAAGCCTTCCTGCAGGAACAGGCAGATACACCACTGGAGTATGACGAGCAGTTGGTGAGGCGGCTGATCGAAAAGGTCACCGTTCATGAGGACAGGGTGACAGTGGAATTCAAATCGGGGCTGGAAACGGATGTGGAGCTGTAAGCACGGAACAGTTAGCACCTTGCGACTTGGAAACAGGTGGCAGGGTGTTTTCTTATTTTGTGTAAACTCTTGCATTTATCAACCAAAAGGTTTATAATAGAGATATAGTGATGGAGGTGCGTGGTGACAACATCAGATATGATAAGGCAGTTATGTGAGAAAATGAATATCAGTCAGGCAGAGCTTTGTCGGCGTATCGGGCAGACACCACAGAATTTTAACAAAAAGCTGAAACGCGGCACGGTTTCCTTTGAGGAAATGATGGCGATTGCGGAGGCGTTGGGCGTAGGCTATGAGCAGGCGTTTGTTCTGCCGGATGGCAGCAAAATAAACATAGGAGGCAAACAGAAGTAATGTCCATGATGACAAAGCAAGAAGAAGGAATATTTCTGATGTTATATAACAGAAATGGATATGTTTTGAATTTTTCGACCAATGATTTTGATGTGTTCACGACTAATAGCATTGGTGAAGCACTATGTGCAAAGTATGGTCTTTCAAAGGGGAAATAA